TCGAGAAGCTGGCGCAGGTGGAGCTGACCGGCCCGCTGGCGGCCGATGTGCGGGGCCTCGAGGTCGAGCGCTTCCACGCCGCGCACCAGGACATTGTGGCCACGGTGGGCCCGGAGATAGCCACCGGTGCGGTGAAGCTCGAGGAGTTCGTCGGCTGGGTGGTCGAGCAGCGTCACGCCAACCCGGACCTGTTCCGGACCAAGCCGGAGCTGATCAAGCTCGCCCAGGAGATCCAGCAGATGGTGGCTCAGGCCCAGGCGGCCGAGCAGATGGCCAATCAGCCGCAGACGGCCGAGCAACCCCAGCCGCAGCCGGGGATGGCATGATGCCTGTCGGGCGCTGGTTCATTGAGATGCTGGCAAAGGACGCATTTCGCCGGGGCGACTGGGTGCGGTGGCTCAACATCCGCCTGAGCTTGCGGGGCTCAGCATGAGCTGGCCCGACCTCGAGCCCGTCACGCCCGACGGCAAGCCGAGCGAGCTGTCCCGGTCCTACGCGCGGACATTCGCCAACCCAAACGGCGAGGCGGTGATGGCCGACCTGCGCCGCCGCTTTCTCGACCGCGAGGTGCCGCCCTCAGCAAGCGACGCCGAGCTGCGCCACCATGAGGGGGCGCGCAGCGTGGTGCGAGCCATCCTGAGACAGATCGAGCAGGGGCAGAAATGATCGACCATCGATCGGACTGTGCGATGAATAACGGGCCGGCATTGCCCGTCGGGGAATGCGATTGCGGCGCGCAGGGCCGCATGTCGGCAGTAGAAATGCGCTTGGCTTGTCTGCATCTCATTGCCGAGAAGTATGCGGTCATCGACAGATTGAACGTCGATGACGTGATCCTGACGGCTGCCAAGCTCGTTCTGTTCGTGGAGACCGGATCGTAATGAGCGAGGAGAATGCGGGCGAGAACGCCCCGGCCGGCGACACCATCAGCGCCGCGCCGCAGCCGCCCGAGTGGCTGGGCGGGGACACCAAGTTCTGGGACGGCGAGAAGGGCGAGGTTCGCGCCGAGGACATCCACAAGTCCTACCGCGAGGTGCAGTCGCTCATCGGCCGCCGGGTCGGCGACCTCTCGGCCGACGCCAGGCGCAAGCTGGCCGAATCTCTGCCGGACGAGATGCGCGCCACCTGGGACGCCGAGACCCGGGCCAAGCTGCTCGAGGATCCGGAGTTCATCGACCCGCTCAAGGCGAGGTGGGCCGAGGAGAACAAGCCCGCGGGCGCGCCGGAAAGCTACGCCCCGCCGGAAGGGCTCGACCTCGACACCGACAGCCCGCTGCTGGGCGAGTTCGGCGAGCTGGCCCGGAAGTTCAACCTGCCGCAGGAGCAGTATGCCGAGCTGGTGGCGTTCGGGGTCAAGATGCTCGACCCCTACACCAGCGGGCTCGACGAGGAGGGGCTGAAGAAGGCCCTGGGCGCCGACCTGCCGGACCGGGCCAAGATCGTCACCAACCGGGTCAAGTCCTTGGCCGGCGAGCACGCCGACATCTTCCTGAGCGAGTTGAAGTCGCCCTCGTCGTTCCTGGCGGTGGAGGCGCTGCTGAAGGCCAATGCCTCCAAGCCGCTGGCGCTGGAGCCGGGCGCGGCCCCCTCTGTCGTCACCGAGGCCGAGCTGAAGCAGATGATGGCCGACCCGCGGTATTGCGACCCGTACAAGCGCGACCCGACGTTCGAGGCCAAGGTGAACGAGGGCTGGCGCAAGCTCTACGGCGATACGATCCGCGCATGACGCGCCGTCACTGACGGTGCAGCGCCACCCGAAATAACGTCCGCGGCGCATCCTCTGCGGGGGATGAGGAGAACCGCGTGACCCGCGGCCCGGCTACGCCCGCACTCGGCCCGCTGTCGGACAACCGCGACCGGATGCTCAACGCCAATCGAGGCGCAGAGCATGTCCACCACGATCGACACCGCCTTCACCAAGCAGTTCGAGGCCGAGGTCCATGTCGCGTTCCAGCGCAAGGGCTCGAAGCTGCGCGGCACGATCCGCACCAAGACCGTCAGCAACGCGAAGGATACCACGTTCCAGAAGTACGGGACGGGCTTCGCCAGCACCAAGCAGAAGCATGGTCTGGTGCAGGTGTCCGACATCGCGCACACCAATGTCACCGCGACCCTGGCCGACTACTACTTCGGCGAGTGGGTCGACAACCTCGACGAGCTGAAGACCAACATCGACGAGCGGCAGCTCGCGGCCGAGGCCGGCGCCATGGCGCTTGGCCGCAAGACCGACGAGCTGATCATCGCGGCGCTCGACAGCCAGTCGACCAACAGCACCACGATGGGCACGGCCAGCAAGGCCGCGTTCAAGAACTCGGTCCTGTCGAGCATCGGCAAGCTCAACGCCGCCGATGTCGACGACGACGGCGAGCGCTGGGGCTGGGTCAGCCCGGTCGGCTGGTCGTGGCTGATGCTGATCGACGAGTTCGTGCGCGCCGACTACATCGGCAACGACATGCTGCCGTGGAAGGGCGGCTTCATGCAGGTCAAGTACTGGGCCGGCGTGAAGTGGTGCCAGCACTCGGGGCTCAGCATCTCGTCCAACAATCGGACGATGCACCTCTACCACAAGAAGATCGCGGGTCACGCGATCGGGTCCGAGGCCAAGGCCGACATCACCTGGCACGGCGACCGGCAGGCGCACTTCATCGCCAACTCGATCTCCCAGGCGGCGGTGCTGATCGACGGCACGGCCGGCTGCAAGATGGTGCTGGACGAGTCCCAGGCGCTGGCGACCTCGTGATGGTCGAGTACCTGGAGCGCAACGAACGACGGGCGGAAACGTCCGTCGTCAACGCGATGGCCTACACCGACCGGAGCGCTGCGCTGGCCGACCTGCTCGCGCCTGGCTTCTTCGGGCCGACCAGCCGCATCGATCTCGACGACATCGTCCTGCTCCGCGCCAGCGATGGGACGGCCTGGGCGGAGTGCGTCGGTTTCGATCACTCGACCGGCAAGAAGCGCCCGGTCCTGGCCCCGTTCCGCACCGATGTCTCCGAGCCCGCCCCGCAGCGCCGCAAGGCGGCATGAGGTACTGAGCCATGGCATACACCGACGCCAATCTGCTCCGCGGTGTCGATCTGGGCTACAACTGCAGCCTCTGGCTGTACGACACGCTCGACGCGGCAGCCACGGTCGACACCTCCGCCTACTTCACCGGCGAGGCGCTGAAGAAGCTCCGCAAGGGCGACATCATCCTGCGCCGGACGTGGGGCACCACGATCTACACCGGGACCGTCTCGACGGTGGGGCTCCATGTCGTGCTGACCAACGACGGCACGACCGCCAACGTCACCGACGCCCTCGCTCTCACCATGACCGATACCGACTAGGACGCCGTTCTCCGCAGTGTGACGGCGCGGACATCGCGCCTGCCCTTGAGGTGTAGATGCCCGACCGTCACACCATTGCGAACATGGCCCTGGGGAGACTCGGGGCCAGTCGCATTCAGAGCTTCAGCGACGGCACGGTGCAGAGCGACCTCTGCCGCGACCACTACGACCAGTGCGTGCGCGAGTGCCTGGAAGATCACCCCTGGAACTTCGCCGAGGCCGCCGTCGCCCTGTCGCAAGACGCGACCGCGGCCCGGCCCGACTACTCGTTCTCCTACGAGGTCCCGGTCGATTGCTTGGCGCCGCGCTGGCTGATGCGCGCCGACGGCAGCCCGGCCGGCCCCGGCTACCCGTACCGGATCGGCAAGAGCAAGCTCTGCACCGACCTCGACGGGGCGTGGCTGGTCTACACCTACAAGGCGCCGGAGCACCGTTTCTCGCCGCTGTTCGTGGCGGCGCTGCACCACCTGCTGGCCGCCCGCCTGGCGGGGCCGATCACCGAGACCGAGACCAAGGCGCAGTATGAGCAGGCGCTCTATGAGCGCACCCTGGCCCGGGCCCGCACCCGCAACAGCCAGCAGGACACGCCCGAGCAGTTCGACACGTCGACGCTGATCGCGGTGCACCACGGGTGAGCAAGTTCCGCCGCGCCCAGGTGGCCTTCACTGCCGGCAGCCTCGCCCCCAGGCTCAAGGGCCGCAAGGACATTCAGCCCTACTACATCGGGGCCGAGCGGCTGCTGAACATGATCCCGCGCCCGGCTGGGTCCTGCTTCAACCGGCCCGGCACCTACGTCGCAGCCAAGCTGGCGAGCGCGGCGGAGAGCGCCGGCGGCCGCCTGCTGCCGTTCGTGTTCAACTCGTCGCAGCGCTACGTGGTGTGGATCGGTCACCAGACGGCCCGGGTCTACCGGTCCGACGACGCCTTCCTCGTGGCCGAGCTGGCGATCCAGTTCACCCTCGATCAGGCGGCCACGCTCGACTGGGTGCAGATCGCCGACACCATGATCCTGACCCACGAGGGTCAATGGGCGCCGATCCAGATCCAGAGGCAGGTGGACGGCACCTTCACCACCGGTGCCTACCTGTTCGAGGCGGCGCCGCAGTTTCGCTACTGGCCGGCCGACGTGACCCTGACGCCGTCGGCCACCACCGGCAGCATCACCGTGACCGCGAGCGCTCCGGTGTTCACCGGGGCAGGGGTCGGGTCGTTCAACGTCTGGCGGCTCAACGACGTCACGATCCGACTGACCGCCGCGATCGACGCCACGCACGCGACCTTCGCCGTCGACGGCACCCTGCCGAACACCAGCCCGTCCACGGACTGGACCGAGGAGGCATTCCAGGAGCGCTGGGGCGGGCCGCGCGCCGTCGCCTACTGGCAGGACCGGCTGTGCTTCGGCGGCGGCAGGTCGGCTCCGGCGGAGATCTGGCTGTCGCGCAGCGGGGCGCCCTACGATTTCTTCGCCAGCACCGGCGTCACGCCGACGGACGCGGACCCGATCCAGATCACGGCCAGCACCGGCCG